AAGCCAGACGATGTTAAATTCATCGAAGTAAAAGGAGCTAAGACTCCTGTAAGCAAATTGCAAGAGTATAGAATAAAAGAACTTAAAAAATTAGGATTTGATGCAACAATTGAAAGAGAATAGTTTAGGACTTCCAGACTTTGTTACAATGACAAACTACTGCGAAGAGAAAGGGTATGAGATTGAACTAATACGCTCACGCAAGGGTGTTACTTGTGATGTCTACAAAGAGAAGGAACTGTTAAAGTCTGGTGCTATCATTTATGATACGTGCATCGAGGCACAAAAAGAAGGTTACTCCAAACTTTATAAAGCATTGATGTAATGTTAGAGAAGGTATATGAGTCTCACAAGAAATGGATTAATACAACCTTAAAATTTGGTTGTACTAAATATGAAGCAGAGGATATTGTAGGAGAAATGTATTTAATAATCGGCAAGATGCTAAACAAAGGATTAGATATTTCTTACAATAATGAGGTTAACTATTATTACATATACAAAACTTTAAAGACAACATTTTTGCAATTGGAAAACAAGAAGAAGAAGCTACCAAAAACTTCTATTGATTTGTGCTTAGACTTAACATCTGGAGAGTACATAGACTATGAAGGAGAAAATGACAAAGTAGAATCAGCACTAAATAAAATGCATTGGTATGATAAAAAGGTGTACAACCTTATTCAAGATGAATACTCAATCACAGAGTTATCAAACAAAACAAACATCACATACCATTCTTTGTACAATACATTTAGAAAGGTAAAGAAAGCATTAAAAGAGAAAGTAAAATAAAGTAGGTGTAGCTGACTTTAATATTAACTGTCGCTAGTGAACAAAAGTATGGCTACATCACTTTTAATTTAATAGATATGAAACTAGGAAACTTAATTGAATTAATAACAAGATACACAGGTATAAAATGGGTATGGAAAAAGGTGTCTCCAAATTGTAATTGTGATGAAAGACAAGAATCTCTAAACGATATTGAATTATGGTAGAAGATAAACTGATTTGGAATGGTGTAAAAGAAAGAATTACATCTAAAATGAGTAATGAAGATTTTAAAATAATGTGCAGACTTCATGCAAAATATTTCAATCACAAGTACGAAGAGATTTGCACTTGTAATAAAAGTAGATTAAGACAATGGATTTTTCAATTAGATGATAAATTGATATGAAAGATACAATAGTTGAAGATGTTATAAGCTCGTTTAAAGAACGTTCAGATGTAGGAATAAAGAAGTATAATAAGACAATGGATAGGAACGATTTAAGTTCCTTAGAATGGCTACAACATCTGCAAGAAGAGTTGATGGATGCTACATTATACATAGAGAAATTAAAAAAAGAATTAACAAATCCTTAGCTTAGAGAGAAGGCACAACAATAAAGAGTTTAAATAAATAGGTGTATTCTTCTTTAGTGTTACTGAATCTGAGTTAAGGATTAAAATAAAATAAATATGAAGCAAAAGAAATACACAGTAAATGAAAGAATAGCACTACTAGAAAAGATGTGTTACAAATTAGCATTAGAAATCGAAGCAATTGTTACTGCTATTAATATGACCGTTGAAGAAAAAAAGGAAGAAATAAAATAAAATCTATGGCTTTTCTTATTATATAATTAGTTAACTGATTTAAACTGATTATGGACAAGAGAGAAAAGAACAAAGGAACGGTAGGAAATAAGGGAGGAAGGCCATCTAAATCAGAGGAAGTAAAGATGATTGAAAGATTATCTCCGTTAGAACCAAAAGCATTTAAAGCATTAGAGAAAGGAGTAGAAGATGGAGACTTTAAATATGTTCAAATGTTCTATAACTATTATGCTGGTAAACCAAAAGAGACAAAAGATATAACTATTAACGCAGAGCAACCTTTATTTGATTTGTAGATGTTTCAAACAACAACTGCAATTAGAAAACTTCATGCTTTAAAAAAGCGAAAAAAAGTCATCCAAGGAGGAACATCGGCGGGAAAAACATTTGGGATACTCCCTATATTAATAGATAGATGTATAAGAACTCCTATGCTAGAAACAAGTGTAGTATCTGAGTCTATACCACATTTAAGAAGGGGATGTATTAGAGACTTCTTAAAGATTATGATGCTAACCAATAGGTTTAAAGATAGCCAATGGAATAGATCATCTTTAACTTATACTTTTACCAATGGTTCTTATATTGAGTTCTTCTCAGTAGAACAACCAGACAAATTAAGAGGAGCTAGAAGGAATGTATTGTATGTGAATGAAGCAAACAATGTACCCTTTGAAGCATACAACCAATTATCAATAAGAACTTCTGGAGATATATGGATTGACTTCAACCCAACTGCAAACTTCTGGGCACATAAAGAAGTAGCTGGAAAATCAGATGCAGACTTTATAACACTTACCTATTTAGACAATGAAGCATTACCAGATACAATAGTTCAAGATATAGAAGCTGCAAGAGATAAAGCAAAAGACTCTACCTATTGGAGTAATTGGTGGCAAGTATATGGACTTGGTCAGATAGGTTCTTTAGATGGTGTTTGTATTACAGATTGGAAAGAGATAAAAGAACTTCCAGAAGAAGCAAGGTTACTATGTTACGGAATGGACTTTGGATATAGTAACGATCCAACAACTTTGATAGGTTTGTATAAATATAACGATGGGTATATCTTCGATGAAGTAATCTATCAAAAGAAACTCCTAAACATAGACATCTCAAATCTATTAACTTCAAACAATATAGAGGGTGTAATATATGCTGATAGTGCAGAACCTAAATCAATTGCTGAACTAAGAACATACAGACATAAAATACTACCCTGTACAAAAGGAAAAGACTCAATTGTGTATGGTATTAACCTAATCAATCAAAACAAAATCTTTGTAACAAGTAGAAGTAAGAACCTTATAAAAGAGTTACAGTCTTATACTTGGATGAAAGACAGAGAAGGGAATACTATCAACAAACCTATTGATGCTTTTAATCATTGTATTGATGCAGCACGTTATGCAATTTCTTCTCAGTTAAAAAGTCCTAACGCTGGTAAATACTTTATTAGGTAATGGATAATAGAGAAATGATAGCAGTAGTAGAGTGCTTCATTCATCACAGAACAGGCAAACAAATTAGAATTGCCAAACCTTCAAAACCCAACCATTACTTACTTCTTACAAAGGCTTATGAAAATTGTAAGGCTTATTTCATAAAATAACTTGTTTTTCTCATTATACAACTAAGGGAAAATCAAATGATTTATGAAGATAGAAATAAACGTACCAACATCACTTAACGAAGTAACATTAGGACAGTATCAAAAATATTTAAAGATAGCTGAAAACAATTCTGATGGTAATTTTTTAGATGCAAAGATGATTGAAATCTTTTGCGGTATTCCTTTATCTGATAGCTACAAATTAAAGATGTCTAGTGCCTCTGCTATTGTAGATATTTTAAGTGAACTAATTAATCAAACACCTAAACATACAGAACGTTTTCAAATGAACGGAATAGAGTATGGTTTTATTCCAGACTTAGATGAAATGTCTTTAGGAGAGTACATTGATTTGGATAACAATGTTTCAAGTTGGGAACAGATGCACCTAGCAATGAATGTATTATACAGACCAATCAAAACAAGTAAGTTAGGTAAATATAACATTGAAGAGTATGATGTAAAGAATCCAGAGGCAATGAAAGATATGCCTTTAGGTGCTGCAATCGGTTCAGTTTTTTTTTTCTACAATTTAGGGATAGAGTTATCGAAGCATATAGTTCTTTATTCCAACAATCCACAGGAGATGGAGGGTATTCAAAGTCAGCTCACTTCAATCAGCGATATGGATGGTATACCTCAATTTATGCTCTCGCTAACGGGTGTATTGAACGATTTGAAGATATCACTAAATTAAATATACATCAATGCTTTACTATGCTATCATTTATGAAAGAGAAGGCGGAGATAGAAGCACAACAAATAAAAAGTAAGTTTTAAAATGAAAGGATTTTATCAAGTTACACAAGTAATAAAAGACCAACTGTTGGCTGATGTAAATGTGAAAAATGTTACAACAGGAGACATCACAAGAATAGATTCATATAAGCAAACAATGTTTCCTTTATCTCACATCATAGTTAGCAATGTAGGTAACGAAGATAATATTTTACGTTTTAGTTTATCTGTTTT